TGCTACAAATATGATGAAGTGGATTGCTGGTAAAGAAAAAGAAAATCGTTAAAAAATGACACAAGAAGAACTAGAACACTACATAGCAAAGTATAAAGAACACGAAGCACGTAGAGCTAGTACTAATGAAAGAACTGCATATTGGAAGCAATACTCTAAAAAAGAACTAGATCCAGAAACAAGTTTTAATATGGGAAAATATACATGAAGATTAATGAGATATTAAAAGAAGGTGATGTTATACCCTTTAAAAAACCTGACTCAGATTTAAAAAAATCTCTTGATGCTTGGGGGAAAGATAGAGATCAACAAAGGGCTAGAGATATGATAAGACTTGCTCCTGACGTAGTTGATTATTATAAAGAATTAGTTGCCCAGGGTTATTCTTATGAAGAGGCTGTAGAACTTATAGCAGATGACAATGAAATAGATGAATACGACATCAAGAGAATGTTACAAGCAGCAGGAATAGACGATGAAGATAAGTGATTTATGTGAAAACACAGCAAGCGCAATAGCAGGTACTAATAACGGATTTGCTAATGGCGGTATCGGTATGCAAAAACGTATGAAAACAAAAAAGAAGCGTAGAGCACAAGAAGATGCTCCTCCGGGTAGAGAAAAGCAAGTCAAGAAACTGAAAAAGAAATTTGACGATCCTGGAGCACCTTATGCTATTGCTTGGGCACAACATAATAAACACGGCAAGCCTAAAAAGAAATAAATACTTTATGAACACAAATGATATAACAGAAGGTCCTTTTAAAAGTTTAGGTCGCGGGTTTGCTAAAGGTTTCCAAGCAGGGAAAGCAAGTCCTGGTATGCTAAATCGCGGAATTAAAAAAGCACTTGATCCAGACACGTATGGTAAGGACGACGGAACAAATAAGGTAGACTGGACGCCGATTCCTGTGACTCCAGTAAAAGTTGATCCACAAATGGTTATACCTAAAAGTGTAAAAGAAATACCAGCTGGCACAGGATTTAAAGATCAAAAAGGGATTATGTGGCAGTGGGCCGGACAAAGCTGGGTAAAGAAAATGCCAGGCGGATGGCAAGGCGGACAGATAAATAACAATAGTGCTTTTAAAATGTATATTGATGCATTAAAACAAGGTAAAGCATACAAACCTATAAAACGGGAAAGTGATATGAAAGATGTAAACGAAGGTCAATTAGGTGATATGGCCCACCGTGCTGAGGCAGACCACGAAGTACAAATGGCTCGTGCAGAACTATACAAGTTAGCAAAGTATAGCATTAAACTACATGACATGCTAAAAGGTGTAAGTGAAGCAGAAGGACTTGACGGTTGGGTGCAAAGCAAAATCACTAAAGCAGCTAATGATATAGGTTCAGTATATCATCATATGGATTACGAAGAAGCTTCTGAAGAAGAGCTACCAGAACCTAAAATTAATTTAGAAACAAAAGCACATCCGTACAAAGATGAGCTACATGCAAAATTAGCAGAAGCACGTAATAAAGAGTTATCAGAAGGTCCTTTTAAAGGTGTCGGTAAACAGTTGATGAAGCGAAAGCTCAACAAACAATATAAAAAATCAGACCTTGCAAATTTTGATAAATCAGGAATAGACACAAGCGGAAAAACACCTGATGAGATTGGGCAAATGAAGTCAGATTACTACCATGACAATATGGACAAAGCATCTAGAGCAAAAAAAGCCAGCGATCGTTTATCAAAGAAAAAATAATACAAAATAAATTTAATGATAATCACGGCCTTTGCCGTGATTTTTCTTGACAACTACCTAAATAACATGTATAATAAACAAAACTAAGGAGAGTGTATATGAGTGACCGTACCTACGGCCAAGAAGAAAAGGCTAAATTAGAAAGACTTGTTAAAGAAGGTGTAACAGTATTGCAAGAAGTAGAAGATCTACAAGCAGGACTAAAAGACACTGTAAAAGCAGTCGCTGAAGAATTAGATTTAAAACCAAGTTTAATTAATAAAGCAATCAAGGTTGCACAAAAACGTGACTGGGATGCACATCAAGATGCATATGAAGATTTAGAAACACTGGTTGCTACATTAGGCTACGACAAGTGAAGGCGGTGATAAACTTTTTTAAAGAAAGTTATAGACTCTCACCTTTTGCATTTTATTGCGAATTAATCGAAGCAGTTTTGCTAATATCAGCTAGTGCTATTTTGACATACACTGTTTTAGATCCCGCAACTAAACTTTTTATTCCATTGTATCTATTAGGTAGTATATTAGGTGTAATCAGCACTATTATTAGACGAGCAGGATTTGCTATTGTTCTTTGTGCTTGGTTTGTAATAATGAATACTATTGCAATGATACAATTATTTTTATAGGATATATTATGATTTACTACATTGACATTGACGGAACAATATGTGACCAAGAAATAGGAAGACCGTACAATCTAAGTCAACCGTTTGAAGAGCGTATTGCACACTTTAACGACCTTTACGAAAAAGGACATGAAATACATTACTATACTGCAAGAGGTGCTCAGTCAGGAATTGACTATCAAGAGGACACAGAAAAGCAACTTGCTAGTTGGGGTGTAAAATATACAACTGCTAGGGTAGGCAAACCACATTATGACATTTGGATCGACGACAAGGCTCAGAACGTAGATGCATATTTTTTAAATGAATACAATAAAGATCAAGCTGAGGTTGACAGCATCGTCAATCTATAGTATAATTAACACTAAGAGTCGCTCACTTAAGAGCAAGTATAAAGGTTAGTTGGCCATAAGCAACAAAGGAGACATATGAGTTACGTAGACGCACTATTTGATCGCGACCAAGATATTATTAGAGTCGTAGAACGTAAAGACGGTAAAAGAACTTACCGCGAATATCAAGCAAAATATACATTTTACTTTAAAGACCCTAGAGGCAAATATAAGAGTGTGTATGGAGATCCTCTTACACGCATTGTTTGCAAAAATACAAAAGACTTTCGCAAAGAAGTTGCTATTAACAGAGATAAGACACTTTTTGAAAGTGATATTAATCCTATCTTTCAATGTTTGTCGGCAAATTATCTTAATCAAGATGCTCCTAAACTAAACATTGCTTTTTTCGATATTGAGACAGACTTTGATCCAGAACGTGGCTTTGCTGATCCTAGTGATCCGTTTATGCCTATTACAAGTATCTCTGTATACTTGCAGTGGCTTGAAACAATGGTGTGTTTAGCAGTTCCGCCTAAGACACTTACAATGGACGAAGCTAAGAAAACACTTGAAGGTATTGACAATGTAATGCTATTTGAACGTGAAGGTGATATGATTGACACGTTCTTAACATTAATTGAAGACGCTGACATTTTATCAGGTTGGAACAGCGAAGGTTATGATATTCCGTACACTGTTAACAGGACAAGCCGTGTATTAAGCAAAGACGACACAAGACGTTTTTGTTTGTGGGGGCAGTTGCCTAAGAAGCGTGAATATGAAAAGTATGGAAAGACAGCACAAACATTTGACTTAGTAGGTAGAGTGCATTTAGACAGTTTAAATTTATATCGTAAGTATACATATGAAGAAAGACATAGTTATAGACTTGATGCGATTGGCGAGATCGAAGTTGGTGAGAACAAAGTTCCTTATGAAGGCACTTTAGATGCATTATACAACAATGACTTCCGCAAGTTTATCGAATACAACATTCAGGATACTGCGCTACTAGACAAGTTGGACAAGAAACTACGCTTTATTGATCTAAGCAACGAGCTTGCACACGCTAACACAGTGCTTCTACAAACAACAATGGGCGCTGTTGCTGTTACAGAGCAAGCAATTGTTAATGAAGCACATCATAGAGGATTACAAGTACCTAACCGTAAACAGCGTGACGATGAAAACACACAAGCTGCTGGTGCATATGTTGCATTTCCAAAGAAGGGCTTGCACAAGTGGATTGGTTCGATGGATTTGAACTCGCTATATCCAAGTGTGATTCGTGCATTAAATATGGCTCCAGAAACTATCATAGGTCAAATACGTCCAGAAATTTCAGACAGTCGTGTACATGAAGATATGACACTTAAAAAGAAATCCTTTGCAGGTAGTTGGGAAGGTCGATTTAGTACAGAAGAATATGAAGCAGTCATGGATCAACGTAAGGACATTTCTCTTACAGTTGACTGGGAAAACGGTGGCAGTGATGTACTGTCAGGCGCAGAAATATACAAAATTATTTTTGATAGTCAACAACCGTGGATGCTTAGTTCAAACGGTACTATCTTTACAACAGAGTTTGAAGGTGTTATTCCAGGTATTCTAAAGCGTTGGTACAGCGAACGTAAAGACTTGCAGAAGATGCTAAAGAAAGCAAAGGACGCAGGCAATGCCGCAGAGATTGAATACTGGGACAAGCGACAGTTGGTTAAGAAGATTAACTTGAACAGTCTGTATGGCGCTATTCTCAACCCTGGTTGTAGATTCTTTGATAAACGTATTGGACAGTCAACTACACTAACAGGTAGAACTATTGTCAAGCATATGTCAGCAGAAGTAAACAAGGTTATTACAGGTACGTATGATCATGTTGGCGAAGCAATGATATATGGTGATACTGACTCTTGTTACTTTAGTGGATACCCTACACTTAAAAGTGAAATTGATGCAGGTAACTTGCCGTGGGACAAAGACAACGTAATTACACTTTATGACCAAGTGTGCGAAGCAGCAAATACAACGTTTCCAGATTTTATGATGCAAGCATTCCATTGCCCTAAGAGCCGCTCAGACGTTATTGCAGCAGCAAGAGAAATTGTTGCAGAGTCTGGCTTATATATTACTAAGAAGCGTTATGCAGCACTTGTGTACGACATTGAAGGCTTTAGAAGCGATACAGATGGCAAGCCGGGCAAAGTAAAAGCAATGGGCTTAGACTTACGGCGTTCTGATACTCCAGTGTTTATGCAGGAATTCCTAAGTGAAATTTTGCTTATGGTGCTAACTGATGTTCCGCAGGAAGAAATACTAGAACGTATTACTGTATTCCGTAAAGAATTTAGTGATCGTCCGGGTTGGGAAAAAGGTTCACCTAAACGTGCAAACAAGATTGGACATTATCAGCGTCTTGAAGAAAAGCAA